CGTCTGCCACTGGTGCAGGCGAAAACCCTCCACACAAGCAGACCACGTCATAGAAGTCGACGCCGGCATAGACCCATACGACAGAACCAACATTGTCGGATCATGCGCGAGCTGTAACGCCAGCCGAGGCGCAACATACGTCAACCGTAAAACCGCAGCTCGAATACAAAACCGCAACAACGCCACCAACGGAACGACCAAACCATCCGAAAAAAGAAAAACGGAAACACCGTTTTCTTTTTTAGACAAACAGTCCACCCCGAGCCCCTCCTTAAAAATACCCTCAACTAGCCCGAACCAGCAGGAACCAGCCCGAACCAGCGGTGGTTCAGTCATATCTGGCCGTATCGAGCCGAGGTTGGTGACGCCTGTTCCACCCGGTGAGAGTTTTGGTCCTTCCCTGACCTTGTGGGCTAAGCGCGTCCTAGAAATTGATCTCATGGACTGGCAACAGCGGATCGTCAACGATGCGTTGACTGTGGATGCCGACGGCGACTTTGTGTTTCGTGAGGCGTGTATCTCAACGGCACGTCAGAACGGCAAGAGCCTGGTGATGCGGGCGGTTGCTGGGTTTATGGCTACCGAGTATGCAGCTACTCGCCGTGAGCCTCAAACGATCGTCATTGTCGCTAACCAGAAGCGTCGAAGCATGGCCTTGTTTCGGGATGTTGTCCGAGACCTTGAAAACTTTGATTGCAAGGTTCGTTGGCAGAACGGTGACGAGCGGATCAACTTTCCAGACGGTTCAAGCATTTCGGTTGTCGCGGCGTCTGCTCATGCTCACGGTATGACCGCCTCAGTTCTGCTGGTGGATGAGGTTTGGGACATTAGCCCCGAGGTAGTTTTTACGGCTTTACGGCCTTCGCAGATCGCAGTCAAGAATCCCATGATGATGCTCTTTAGCACGGCTGGCGATCAGGGCAGTACCGTCCTTTTACAACTAAGAGAGCAGGGCATTGCGGCGATTGACTCGGGTCAACCAACTGCGCTCTATTTCGCTGAGTGGTCACTTCCGCCTGGGGTGAGTTTGGAGGATCGATCATATTGGGGCTGGAGTAACCCCGCCCTCGGGACGACTATCACGGCCAAGGCTTTAGAACTTGCGTTTGACTCTCCGAACCGTCAAGCGTTCATTCGAGGCCACCTCAATCTGTGGGTAGATTCCACCAATTCCTATTTGCCGATCAACCTATGGAATGACCGCAAATCCGACAAACCAGCACCACCAACCCAATGGCTCACAATTGATTCATCGGTTGATGACTCGCGCTATGTCGCAGTGTCAACGGCTTTTGATGACGGACGCGTAATCGTGTCGGTCGCGTTCGTTGTCGAGTCAGCTGCGCAAATGTGGGAGGAAGTTGTGCGAATTATGCACGACCAAACGGTCAAACTTGCGGTGACCCCATCGTTAGAAATTCACTGTCCGCCAGACTTGCGACGTCGAATGCAAATTGTCGGATATGCCGAACTGCTCAAATGGACTGCGGCTTGTCGCTCAATGATTATTGAAGATCGCGTCCACCACACTGGCGACATCGCACTGGCCGAACATTTCGCCCGAAGCGTCGCGGTTAGAACGGGCGGTTCCATAGTTCTCAGTTCACAAAAGTCACCCGGACCGATCGAGTTAGCGCGTTGCGCCGTTTGGGGAATCATGCTCGCGTCCAAACCAGTACGGTCGTCGCGTGCCGCTTTCGCTTTTGGCTGAGGGTACTTAACACAGACCAAAAAGTGTGAGAGAATCGCTAGTGATGGCTCTTTTCGGTAGCAAGAAAGTAAGCGCAACCCCAGCGTTTGCGTCCGCGCCGATACAGGCTGCAGCAGGTTCTGCCGCACAGGTGGGTCAGTTCTATACGTACTCCGTCGGGGCGTCGCAAGAACTGGCCCTCTCTGTCCCCACTGTTGCCCGCTCGATTCAAATGATTGCGTCCATGGTCGGCTGCTTAGAATTAAAGCATTACACGACCCAGTGGACTGGCGAAGAGTACGAAGAGATCTATTTGGAGAACGAGTCGTGGATGGATCAGCCCGATCCCAAGGTCACGCGCAACTTCATTTTCTCCCAGCTCGTCACGGACCTTATGCTTCACGGTCGCGGATTCTGGTACATCACCAGCCGATCCACTGCCACAGGACGCCCGCTTTCGTTCCAATGGTTACCCGCCGCAATGGTTACGACCATGGATCAAGCAGGTCCGCAATGGTTCGGCCCGTCCGACCAAGTCGAATTCAACGGTTACCCACTTGCAACCGATGACGTCGTGCAATTCTTAGCACCGACTCAAGGTCTGCTGTACACAGGCAACCGGGCAATCATGACCGCCTTAAAACTTCAGCAAGCCGCCGACCGTTTCGCTGTCAACGAAATTGCCGCTGGTTGGTTGCAACAGACCGACGCATCCGAACCAATGTCAGCCGAAGATCTTTCCGAACTTGCAGCTGCTTGGCGTAACGCTCGACAAGTTGGTGCCATTGGCGCACTTAACAGCGTCGTGACTTTTAAAGAGTTCTCCAGTGACCCGAACAAACTGCAACTGATTGAGTCGCGTCAATTCCAGTCGCTAGAACTGTCTCGGGCCACTGGAATACCTGCTTATTTGCTCGGTATCGGCGTACAGGGTTACACATACCAGAACGCGCAACAAGCACGCCAAGATCTTTACTTGTTTGGCACCAAACAATATTTGGATGCCATTGAGCAAACTCTGTCAATGAACCAACTTTTACCGCGTGGACGCTACGTCAAATTTGATGTTTCGGACTACGTCTACGAAAACGATTTAGGGAATGTTGAGCGCGAACCCGCTTTTGATTCAGGAAACCGCGAGGAAGAATACTCATGATTAGATTGACCGCTCAACAGATCACGCTGGACGCGTCCGCTGACGGTGAACCGTCACGCCAGATCACTGGCCTTGCAGTTCCGTGGAATGTCAAGGCCCAATTGAGTGGTGGCGAGAGTGTGGTTTTTCTTGAGGGCTCACTTCCCGAGGACGGCCCGATGCCGAAGCTTTTGGAATATCACGACGACACGCGAGTCATTGGTCGAGTCACCGAAAGAGTGTCCACCAGCGAAGGCATGATGTTTGTGGCAAAACTGAGCGCGACTCGAGCCGCCGATGACGCTCTTGCACTGCTCGCCGACGGCGCTTTAGACAGCGTTTCGGTGGGCGCAATCCCCACCAAGTTCAAGCGCCTGTCAGACGGGACTCTAGAAGTCTCTCAAGCCCGATTTGTAGAACTGTCGCTCGTCACTGTGCCAGCGTACGAATCAGCACAGGTCTACTCAGTCGCCGCCTCATCACCCGATGAAAGCGAACCCGACGAAACCGAAACCCCAACAGAAACAACCCCAACACCATCCGAGGAGGATGAAATGTCAGAACCCACAACCGTTGAAGCCGCAGTTGCGACTCAACCCATCTATGCAACCGCCGTTAAGCGCGACGCAAAACTGCCGACCGCTGTCGAATACTTGAGTGCTGCCATTGCTGGCGGAACTGCTTGGGAACGTATGCACGAAGCACTTCGCGCCGCAGCTCCCGACGTGGTCACCACCGACACACCCGGTGTACTCCCAACCCCAATCCTTGGACCTGTCTACAACAACTTCGTCGGCCGTCGCCCTGTCGTTGATGCAGTTGGTGCCAAGTCCATGCCCGGTGGAGGCAAGATCTTCATTCGTCCCGAGGTCACGACTCACACGAGCATTGGTGCAAGCCTTGCCGAAATGAGCAACCAGTCAGGCACTTTCGTGGTGAGTTCAAATCAGGTCACCAAGCAAATTTTCGGTGGCTATGTCAACATCTCTGAAGCCGATCTTGATTGGACCGATCCCGCGATCTTGTCAATCTTGCTTGACGACATGGGCCGTATCTACGCAAACGCAACCGACAACTACGCAGCTGATACTTTGGTTGCTGGCGCAACCACGACTCAAGCGTTTACCGCTGCCGACACTGACGACCCGTCAGTTTGGGCCGCTGAAATTGCTGAAGCTGCAGCAACAATTCTCACTTCGTCAAATGGCAACTTGCCGACTCACTTATTTGTGGCTCCTGGTATTTGGCAAGATTTGCTCGCTCTTTCGGATTCGAGCAAGCGTCCGTTATTTCCACAGATCGGCCCGATGAACGCATTTGGTAATCTTGCACCCGGTCAGAACAACGGAAACGCATTTGGTTTGCAAGTTGTAGTCGACCGCAACTTTGCAAGCGCAACTTGTATCGTCGGCGACGCATCTGGTTACGAACTGTTTGAACAGCAGAAGGGCGCTATCTCGTTGGACAACCCGTCTACCTTGAGCCGCACCATTGCGTTCCGTGGCTACTTCGCCGCCTTG